GGCAGCGATAAATCTGTTTCTGGCTGGGACGGGGTCGGGTAAAACTTTCTTAGGTGGTGTTCTCTCAATCAACTTTGTTTCTAAGTTCCCAGACGTAAGGGGAGCTATTTTTGCAAATACATACGATCAGCTTAATACTTCGACCCTGTTTCGTATCCGTGAATATTGGGCTTCAATCGGAGTGACAGAGTGGAGCAAAGAGAATCCCGCAGGATTATATGTCTCAGGCAAAGAGCCTCCGGCAATGTGGACTAAATGTAAACGTAACTTTGACCGCTTTACGAATATTATCTCATTTGCCAATGGAGGGTTGATTTTCACCGGCTCTTTGGATAATTACGAAACTCATTCAGGCAAGGAGTTCGCGTGGTGTCTATTGGATGAAACCAAAGACACGAAAGAGGAAGCTGTAAAAGAGGTCATCATAACACGAATGAGACAACCAGGGATGTTTATTGTTGACGGTAAACCTTCCGCAAAAGGAGGACAGCATGAGCAATGGAATCCTCTTTACTGTCTTACGTCACCGGCAAAGTCCGACTGGCTCGCTGAGATGTTCGAGCTGGATAAGTATGTTGATGAGATAACCGAAAAGATTTATTCGGATAAGACGTTTTTTGAGAAGGAATATAATAACAAAAAGGTTGTTATCTCATCGGCTTATCATAACGTTCATAATGTTGGGGAGAATTATATAAACACTATCCTTGCAAACAATACAGAAGAACGTGGCCGCGCCTTAGTATTTGGCAATCCTTTTGCCACTACAGGGGGTGAGTTTTATTCTTCGTTTAACAGGATTGAACACGTAGATAACCTGAAGTATGACCCTGATCGCCCGCTTCATGTATCTTTTGACCAGAACTCAGTGCCTTATAACTCATGTTCAATATGGCAGTTCGAGCAGAAAGATGACCTATGGTGGGCTTATTGCATTGACGAAATAGCACTGGAGAACCCGCGCAACTCAACAGAGGAAGTATGCGAAGAGCTTGTTTTGAGGTATCCGAATCACAAATCGGGGTTGTTTTATTACGGTGACGCTTCGGGCCGTGCGCGTTCAACAATGAACAAGGACTTCCGGCATCATTACGAGATCGTCGAGTTCAAGCTGCGGCGTTATCTTGTTGCCAAGTCTGACAGAACCGTAACCAGGAACCCGCCGCTGGTTAAACGCCGCGACTTCATAAACAGGATATTCGAGAACAAACTGCCGATACGAATACGCATTGACGAGGGGTGCAAGAAGATGATTGCTGATATGTTGTACGTTAAGCAAGCGATTGACGGCGGGAAAGATAAACATATCGTTACGGACAAGGTCACGGGCGACAAGTATCAGAAATACGGTCATCTTTCCGACGGTCTTGATTATCTGATAGTTGAGGCATTTAATAACTATTATACGGCATGAAAACGATTGAATATCGCATCCGGTCAAATGACAAATACGAAGAGGGTTATTTCTTCACCCTTGATGAACTTGTTGCATTAGTGAACAAGATGCAGACCCCGGACCCGATGGATGATGCTCACATGAGAACACGCGAAACAATTAACAAATACTTAAATGACTAAACAGGAAGGACTTTTAAAACTGACAGAGATAATCCGGCGCAATCTTACGCACCGAGATTATGAGCGAGTGACAAAGTTAGCCGAGACTTATTACAAGATGGTATCCGGCGACGGGGTTGCTGACTTGCTTCAACAGATCGTTAAGCGTGAAACTCCGGAAGAGTTTGAGATGCGTAAGACGATCACGAACTCAATCATTCCTCCGACGCTGGCCTCAACAAAGCTGCCGTTTCAAAAGACAGTACGCACGAAGCCAAAAAAGAGGGATATCTCGTGGGGCGACAAAGACGACCAGAAACGAAAGGATGAGTTTGAACAATTCATCTCTCATTACTGGGGCGATGCTTCACTTGAAAAGTTCTTTGAATATGCTTTTGTGGATTATAACTATATCGATCCTAATGCATTTTTGATTACTGAGTTTGACGCTTTTAACCCGGCAAAAGAGAAAGCCAAACCTTATCCATTCATTGCAACATCGGAACAATGTGTGATGTTTGAGATGAAGAACAACATACTTGAATACCTGGTTGTAAAACTCCCGATAAAGTTTAAGACCGAAGCCGGTGAGGCGGACGGTTTCAAGTACACTATCTACTTAGGCATGGATACAATCACATTCACCCAGGTTGAAAAGCCTGAGATCAATTTCTTATATTTACCTGAAGGGCAAGAATATCCAGAATATATAAAAATAGAGAACAAGTATTATTTTATTCAGTTTTTCACGCCTAAGAACACGAAAGTTCCTGCGCGGAGATTTGGATACAAACGCGATGCTGAAACTCAGGGCAGAACATTTGTGTCAGTATTTCATGATGTGATTCCATATCTGAACAAGACGCTCAAAATAGACAGTGAGTTAGACCTTTCTACGGCGATGACGGCCTTTCCTCAGAGATTTGAATACGTTACTCCGTGTAACGAGTGTGGCGGCTCTGGGATGTTGAAAGACGGTCATACTTGCGGAGTGTGCAAGGGATCAGGCCGTGAGCCGGTGCATAACTCAACGATGGATGTCATCACACTTGACCTGCCGCGCAACATAGAGGAGATGATTGACCTTGAAAAGATGCTTGTCTATAAAGCACCTCCGATTGATCTGCTTACTTTCCAGAAGGACTATATAAATGAGCTTCGTGCCAATGTGTTCCTGATGATGTTCAATAAGGAACTATTGGATAAGTCAGAGGTAGCAGCAACAGCAACAGAAAAGGTACTTGACCTGGATAACCTTAACGATACATTGAATCCCTTTGCACGTTCACTTTCTACGATGTGGGAGTTTGTCGTGAGAGATATCGCAACTTATACGGATTTTGCTAAAGACTTATTTGTTGAACATTCATATCCTGAGGACTTTAAATTCAAGTCAATGTCGGAACTGATGCGCGAACTTCGTGAGGCAAAGGATGCAAACGCCTCGACTTCAACAATAGCTAAGATTGAAGATGACATAAACGAAAAGCTGTATGCCGATCAACCATACGATCTGAAGGTCATCAGGATTAAAAACTCATTCAATCCGTTCCGAGGATATAAAGAAGAAACAATCAATCTGCTGATCTCTCAGAACCTCACTACGAAATATAATGCAACGCTTTATGCTAACCTTGAATCTATCTTCAATGAACTTGAACAGGAGATACCAGACCTGTATGAGATGAGTTACCAGGTCATACTTGCGAAGGTCAAAGAAAAGGTTGCTCTTTATATGGAGCAAATGGAAGGCGAGAAACCTAAACCGCCGGTTCTGAACTTCGGACAGGAGGAAGAGGAATGATACCTTCGCGCGGTTGGTATCAGTGGGCTTGGTCGCCGGTTGTAGGTTGTAAGCATGGATGCGAATATTGTTACGCCCGCAAAGAGTTTGATGACTTTGATACTCCGCGCATTAACCTGAAGGCAATGGGAGAGCCTGAGAAGTATAAAAAACCTTCAGTGATATTCGTCTGCCCGTTTGCTGATTTGTTCGGTGAGTGGGTTGACAGGTTATGGATTCAGGCGGTGATTGAGGTCGTCCGGCAGAACCCTATTCATCAGTTTGCTTTTCTTACGAAAAATCCTCGGAGGTATCATGAGTTTGAATTTCCCGAAAATGTGTATCTTGGTACAACAATTGAATCGCCTGAAAAGATGTTCAGGGCAAAGACAATGGAAGGGTTAACGAATAAATTACTTGTATCGATTGAGCCGGTCATGGGTAACTTCACAGGAGTTGATTTATCTATGTTTGATTGGGTTGTTGCGGGTTATATGATAGGCCGGAAGAAAACAAAGGCAGACCGCGAGAACATGAGATCAATAGCACATCATAACAAATACGTGATTTACAGATGAAGTTCTCAGTTATCATGGCCTCAACTCTCGCTGAATACGGCGGGGCTGCTTCACGAAGAGATGAAAAGATCGTGAGGGCTATCGATAGTGTCATTGCTCAGACCTTCACGGATTGGGAATTGATTGTTGTCGCTGACGGGTGCATGAAAACAATGGCAATCGTCGCACGTTATGATGACCCGCGAATAAAGGCCGTGAAGATTGACAAACGCCCCTGGTGGGATGGCGCGCCACGAAACAAAGGCATTGAACTTGCCAAAGGCGAATACATCATTTACATTGACAATGATGATTATTGGGGTGAAGGTCATTTGCAGGGCATAGCTGATGAGATTGGTGATTTGGATTGGGCTTATTTCAATGACTGGATTTATTCCGGGGGTGATTGGATTCCGCGTAACTGTGATATAAAACGGTTAGGGGCAAATGGAACGTCAAACGTCTGTCACCGCAAGTCACTGGGGGTCTTGTGGGGTCATCGCGGTTATGCGCATGATCATTACTTCAATCAGAAACTTTTAAGATTCAGAAACTATAAAAAGATAAATGCAGGGGAATACTGCGTCTGTCATATTCCAGGCGGAGCAGGGTATGACCTTTAAAATAACGATATGAGCAAAAGAGTAGCAGCAATCACAATAACCTACAACCGCCTTGAACTGACTAAGCGGACATGGGAGAGTTTTAACGCGAAGACCGGAGTTGACTTTCATCTGTTTGTTGATAATGGTTCGACTGACGGCACTGTTGAATGGTTGCAAGATAAATACCGGATTCTGTTGGATAAGAACTATGGGATCGCGGCAGCGTTCTATTACGGCGTTCAACAATTGCAGGATTATGACTATATCCTGAAGCTGGATAATGATGTTGAGACTGTCACCGAGGATATGATTGCGAGATTGGTTGATTTCATTGAGAAAGCCGGTCCACACGCAGTTTCACCGCCCGACCTGATGATTGACCCTAAGTTCTATCCTACCGTGTTTAAACGGGCTGAGATAGCCGGATACCAGGTTCAATACACATCTCATACCGGAGGGGCTTTTCAACTTGCACCGGCAAAGTTTGTCCGTCAGCTATGTGAAGAATATACCTGTCTGAAGAACGGTGACTGGATGATCGGGCAATATTACCGTTCAATTGGTTGCCCTCCGGCTTATCTTCTTGACCTGGGGATGAACCATATCGGATTGAATCAAAGTACACCGACAAAAGAATACATATTCTAATTAAGCAGCAGTAACAGAAGTAGAACAATTAAAAGAAGAAGAAAATGAAAACAATTAAAATTATTCACTATCCCGAAGGAGGGAACAAAACGACTGAAATATTTGAAGCCGAAAAAGTAAAGGTAGTCGAGGGCTATATGCATGAACTTCTAACCGAAGGGAATATATCTGTATTGTATGAAGAAAATAGAACCTTTGGATCAAGGATGAACTTAGAGAAACCTAATATGTATTGGATAGTTGTCCTTTATTTGGATGGCGAAATGATGCTTGCAGGTTTAAATTCTGAGGTTTATATTATGGTTGACGGGAAAACCGTTGCGTCTTATAAATCTATTATAATTGATTAAGTAAAACACTGCTGCTTAATTTTAAAACATGAAGTTAAAAACAATCATATTATACCCTACTAATTGGCAGTTAGATGTATGGATTGGAACACAATCTATGGAAGAGTGTTTTCATAAGAGATATGGTGCATCTGTTGAGTATTATACAAATCAGATGAGCGACAACGAGATAGGAACTTGTGGGCAGATAAACTCAACTGCGAAATCAGAATTAAAGGGAAGATATCAAATTGTTGTAACTTTACATCACTTTGATTTGGATGTACTTGTTCATGAGTTATCTCATGCGTTTGACAGGTTATGCAAATCAGTGAAACTTGAAAATGATTCAACTGAATGGAAGGCTTGCATGATTGAATATATGTTTAAAGAGTGTCGAAAGAAAAAAGATTATAAGACCTATATTCCATGAAATACGATCTCATTATAGTATCTGCATCAAAAGACGCGTCACTACGAAAGATGACTCAGGATGCTATTGATTCATGCCTGGCTGACCGTGCGGATGTTAATGTAATTCTTGTTGAAACCTATCAAAAGACAGAATACAAGAATGTAGATAAGTATGTTTTGTTTGAGGGTGAGTTCAATTACAATCATTGCCTGAATCTGGGACTGAAACATCGCAAGGGCGACGTTCAGATACTTGCAAACAATGACATAATCTTCATGCCGGGGTGGTCGTCTATTGGATATACGATGCGAGAGTATGGATACTTATCTACTTCAGCACTCTCAAACCATCCACGACAAAAGCTCTTTAAACGTGGTGACTATGCCTATGAAGGATATGAAATCTGCCTTTATGTAACCGGCTGGTGCCTGTTTGTGGATTCGAAGGTTTGGGATATTATCGGCCCGCTGGATGAAACCTATCAGTTCTGGTATTCGGACGATATGTATGTTCATCAACTGAAGGCAAAAGGGATCAAACACTATCTGATTTGTAATGTAGTTGTGAATCATTATATCTCACGGACGTTAATGAAAACAGACCGTGCGACACGGGTAAAACTAACAAATGCCGAAAGAAAAACCATACAAGGGAAAAATCGCCGCAATCTACAAAAGAAACTATGAGGACATTGGGATGTTCTATTTTGTAGAGGCTCAGAGGTTATTGTTGCCTTCGCTGACAATTGAAAAGGCAATAGATAACTTTTATCGGTTCATTGGTGAGACTGACTTTAATCATGATTCTGCTATGACAACATATTCACGCATGAAAAAAGAGTTTTATGAAGCTGCCCAGAAGGATTGCTGACATAATACAGCGTAAGGATGAGTTTATCACCCGTCGTGAGGCTTCACTGAATAAATCAGTCGTGAGGCTTCAGAATATGCTCATCTCAAAGCTGACACGCGAGATAATCCCTATGTTGGATACTTCCGGTGGCCGGATAAGAAACACACTCCGCAATTATCAGCTTTTGCAGTCACTTGACAGGGTGTATAAAGACTTCTCCACAACTCAAAGACTTGCCTTCGTATCTGAGATAGGCGACACGGCACGAGGGCTTACAACGCTCAATAAGCAGTTCTTTACGATCACAATGGGTGCTTCTCTACCAGCGAC